CAATTCCAATTAAGAATATCACAGAAGCCTAAAAATATTGCTGAAGCATTTGCATATAGAAAAGCATCAGTATTTCCACAAGGTATACTAGCAAAGCAATTAAAAAAGATAGAAGAAAAAGAATACCCATATGAATTAATTGAATTAGAAAAAGAACAAGACGGTATTGTTGCTAAAAGAACAAGAAAATTACCTATATCTGAATTCCCAGTAAACAAAAAACAAACAGATAAAACTGGATCTATAGTTGTATGGGAAAGACCTGCAGCTAAGAGGCCTGCGTTTGGTGCATATTACGCATCTATTGATCCAGTCTCAGAAGGAAAGACAACAACTTCAGATTCATTATGTAGTATTTATGTATACAAAAATGCAACAGAAGTTACAAGGACAATAGCATCAGGAGAAGTAGAACAATTTATAGAAAAAGATAAAATTGTAGCAGCATGGTGTGGAAGATTTGATGACATAAATAAAACACATGAGAAACTTGAGCTTATTATAGAATGGTATAATGCATGGACTATTGTTGAAAATAATATTTCATTATTTATACAGCATATGATTGCTAGAAAAAAACAAAGATACCTTGTTCCAAAACAACAAATATTATTCCTGAAAGATCTGGGTTCTAACAGAACAGTTTATCAAGAGTATGGATGGAAAAATACTGGAACACTATTTAAAAGTCATTTAATATCTTATGCTATAGAATTTATCAGAGAAGCAATAGATGAAGAATTAGATGATGAAGGCAATGTAATGTCACAAACATTAGGTGTTGAAAGAATACCGGATCCTATGTTGATAAAGGAGATGTTGGCCTATTACCCTGGATTGAATGTTGATAGATTAGTTACATTTGGTGCACTGATTGCATTTGCTAAAATACAACAATCTAATAGGGGTTATACCAAAAGACGTGAATCAGACAGTCAATCTTTGGTAAATTCAGAAAAAATAAGTAAATTAAAGTATACCAGTGCGTTTAAAAATATAGGCCGTAAAAAGTCTAGTATGGGTGGAAGAACAGGACGCACAGGGTTTAAAAATATTAAATAGCCTAAAAAAATTTAGATGAGAGTATTAAATGCAATGCAATTAAAGAACGGTGCTAAAGCAGAAGAGGGAGCTTCCTATTCTAGTTTAACACAACCCACACAGTTTTTACCATACAGGAAAAAAACAGATGATTGGGCGGCTTGGAATCTAGATTGGTTAGAATTACAAGGTATAGAATTTCTTAAAATTAATTCAAGAAGACTATTAAAAAACTATAAACTTGCTGTAGGTATAATAGATAAAACAGATTACATTGTTGAACCAGACAATGATTATAAAGAAATGATGGACGTTCTTACCCAAGAGAATGAATCAGCTCTTGAACTAAAATTTTATCCAATTGTACCCAATGTAATAAATGTGTTGACAGGTGAATTTGCTAAGAGATATTCTAAAGTTCAATTTAGAGCAGTAGATGACACATCTTACAATGAGATGCTTGAACAAAAAAGATTACAAATTGAGGAAACTTTGTTAGCTGATGCAGAGTCAAATTTAGTAATGAAAATGTTAGAGATGGGTATGGACCCAGCATCTGAAGAAGCACAACAAAAACTATCACCAGAAGGCTTAAAGTCTTTACCAGAAATTGAAGATTACTTTAGTAAGTCTTATAGAAGTATGGTTGAAGAATGGGCAACTCACCAGCTTAATGTGGATGAGGAAAGATTCAAAATGCAAGAGCTAGAAGAAAGAGGCTTTAGAGATATGCTTATTTCTGATAGAGAGTTCTGGCATTTTAGAATGTTAGAAGATGATTATGATGTAGAACTATGGAATCCTGTATTAACATTTTACCAGAAATCTCCAGATCAAAGATATATATCTGATTCTAACTATGTAGGTAAGATAGATTTGATGACAGTATCAGATGTTATAGATAAGTTTGGTTATCTTATGGATGAGAGACAACTTAAATCTCTTCAAAAAATATATCCAGCAAGATCTGCACAATATCAAGTAAATGGATATCAAAATGATGGTTCATATTATGATGCAACTAAGTCACATGAGTGGAATACAAATTCTCCTGGTTTAGCATACAGACAATATACAAGTAACTACTGGAATGATCCAGCAACAGGAGGGGATATCATTAGTGAGATATTAGATAACTCAGAAGATATGACTCCTTTAGATGAAGGAAACTTGATGAGAGTTTCTACTATATATTGGAAGACACAAAGAAGAATTGGTCATTTGACTAAGATAGAAATTGATGGTTCAGTAACTCAAGAAATAGTTGATGAAACATTTAGAATAACTGAGAAGCCAGTATTTGATACTTCAATATTTAAAAATAAAACAAAAGAAACATTACTTCAAGGAGAGCATATTGACTGGATATGGATTAATGAAGTATGGGGTGGTGTTAAGATTGGTCCAAATTTACCAGCAATGTGGAGATCCACTATGGGTGATAATATTAATCCAATCTATGTTGGTATAAATAGAACTAAGCCTGGAAGATTACCTTTCCAGTTTAAAGGCAATAATACACTCTATGGATGCAAACTTCCAGTAGAAGGAAGAGTATTTTCTGATAGAAATACTAAGTCTACGTCTTTAGTAGATTTGATGAAAGCATATCAAGTTGGATACAATATGGTTAACAACCAAATTGCTGACATTCTAATAGATGAATTAGGAACAGTAATTATGTTTGATCAAAATGCTTTACCACGTCACTCAATGGGAGAAGACTGGGGGAAAAATAATTATGCTAAAGCATGGGTTGCAATGAAAGACTTTCAAATGCTACCTCTTGATACATCAATTACAAATACTGAGAATGCTACCAACTTTAATCACTATCAAACTCTTAATATGGAGCAGACTAGTAGATTGATGTCTAGAATACAATTAGCAAATTATTTTAAACAACAGTGCTTTGATGCAATTGGAATCAACCCACAACGTCTAGGAGGCGCTGTATCAGCTCAAACTGCTACAGGGGTAGTTCAGGCTATGCAACAATCTTACGCTCAAACAGAGATGTATTTTGTACAGCATTCAGATCAATTAATGCCTAGAGTTCATCAAATGAGAACTGACCTTGCTCAATACTATCAAAGTAGTAACCCTAGTGTTAGATTGAGTTATATTTCTTCTGAGGCAGAAAAGGTAAATTTCTCTATTAATGGAACTGATTTACTACTTAGAGATTTTAATATTTTTGCAACAACTAAAACAAACCACAGAGCTATATTAGAAAATCTAAAACAAATGGCTCTTTCAAATAATACTACAGGAGCAAGCATATATGAATTAGGTAATATTGTTAAAGCAGATTCTATAGCTGAAGTAACAGATATACTAAAAGATTCACAAGAACGTGTTGAACAGCAGAGACAACAAGATATGCAACAGCAACAACAAATGCAGCAAGAGCAAATCCAAGCTAAACAACAAGAAGAGCAAATGAAACTTCAAGTTGAAATGACTGAGAAGGAAAAAGATAGACAGAATGATGTACTACTAGCAGAGATAAGATCAGCTGGATATGGATCTATGGTTGACTTGAATGAGAATAAACAGTCTGATTATCAAGATGCTATGAAAGATATAAGAGAATCTGATAGATATCAAGATCAAGCAAACCTTAAAAGAGAAGAAAACGTTGCAAAACAAAGCATGGAACAGAGTAGACTAAATGTTGAACGTGAAAAAATAGCTGCACAAAAGAGTATTGCACAAACTAAATTAGACATTGCAAGAGAGAATAAAAATAAATATGATGTCAAGTCTTCAAAAGAAAATAAGGATAAAAAGTAAGTGTTAGCTATATACTGCAAAAAATTTTAGAAAACTTTTAAAAGATTTAAAATATTATAAGTTTATTCTAAAAGTTTATTCTTATATTATATATGTATAGAAGTTTAATATTAAAACCAACAAATATTATGAGTACAGAAACAACTACAGAAAAAAGAACTGTGAATAGTAAAGTAGAACAAGTAGACGTAAACTTAGATGAAATTTTTGCAGCAGCTCCGGGTGCAGCAGAAGTAATCACTCAAGATGAAAAACCTGCACAAAGTATCTTCTCAAGAGGAGAAAAAGCTGATATGTCATTTGCTGATCCTGATGTTAATGATACAGATGATCTAAACTCTAAGGTAGAAGCAGAAGATACTACTATTGAAACTGTTGATGAAGAAGGTAAAGAGAAAAAAGTAGAAAAAATTGATATTGATGATGTAATAGATTCAATTGACCAATCAACTGAAGAAGAAGAAAAAGAAGAAAAAAGAGGCAGGAAGAAAATTTCTGGTATAAGTGATGTGTTTAGCAAACTTATTAAAGATGATAAGATTGTTCCTTTTGATGATGACAAGGAGTTAGATGATTATACAGCTAAAGATTGGGAAGAACTTATCCAAGCAAACTTAGATGAAAAAGCTAATCAAGTAAGAAGAGAAACTCCAAAACAATTCTTTGAAAGTTTACCAGAAGAATTACAAATAGCTGCACGCTATGTTGCTGATGGTGGTCAAGATATGAAAGGCTTATTTGCTACTCTAGCATCTGTTGAAGAAAACAGAGGGTTGGATATCAAAAAAGAAAAAGATCAAGAAAGAATTATAACTGAATACTTATCTGCAACAGGATATGGTAATTCAGAAGAGATTGCTGAAGAAATAGAAATTTGGAAAGACTTAGGAAAGCTTGAAAGTCAAGCTGGTAAGTTTAAACCAAAACTAGATAAGATGCAAGAGAAAGTTGTTGCAAGAAAATTGCAAGAACAACAACTCAAGAAAAAGCAACAAGAGCAAGCATCTCAACAATACATGAAAAATGTATATGAAACATTAAAAGGTGGAGCAATAGGAGAAATTAAGTTGGACAAGAAGACACAAGCCATGATATATAATGGTTTAGTTCAACCTTCTTATCCTTCTGTTAGTGGTAAAAACACTAACCTATTAGGACATCTATTAGAAAAATATCAATTTGTTGAACCAAACTACGGATTAATATCTGAAGCACTATGGTTATTGCAAGATCCTACAGGATACAAAGCAAAAATTATGGACAAAGGTGCTCAGGCATCTGTAGAAAAAACAGTGAGGAAACTTAAAACTGAACAAGCAAATGCAGGTGGGTCCGCATCATTAGGTGTAAAGGATAGTGAACCAGCTACGCAAAGAACAGCTAAAAGAAAGATTCCAAGAGCTAACAACATATTTAAAAGAATTTAATTAAGTAAATTAAATATAAACAAAAACAATTATTAATCAAAAACAATCAAATTTATGGCAACTCCAGTATTAAATAATGGGATTTTCCTACGTGATACAAGCTACAAAGCAAGTTCTCATGTTGATTCTTATCACCTAACCCAAATGCTTGGTAACTCTGAGCCTATGGATATGGGACCAATTGATCTATGGGCTATGACCCAAAAGGTAGAAATGCCTTTGTATCAAATGGCTTCATTCGGTGGAAAGAATACAATATTAGTAGACAACGCTAGAGGTGAGTACAAGTGGCAAACTCCTATTGCACAAGATCTTCCCTACGTAGTAGCGGATATTGAACCAGCCAATGCAAGCAAAGGTATTGACGGAACACTATTCAAGATCAAAATTAACAAAAGAACTTTTGGACATGGTGACATTATTACTTATGATAAGTATAATGGACTTGAACTTTACATCACAGCTGATGATATTATCCCAGCAGGTGACGGTTTTGTTTACACTG